CAGATCGGCTCGTCCGGTGACTCCGCGCAGATCAACAGCACCGGAGAAGACGCTGTGATTATGTGCGCGGGCAGAAAATCAAAAGCAAAAGGCAAAAAGGGGAGCTGGATCACGCTTGCAGAATGGGTGAAAGATGAAGAAAAAGGACGCTATGTGCCGATCTGCGTAAAAACAGAGCGTGTAGACGGCGAAAAAATCAAAGAGGACACTTATTACACGCTGAATAACGGAGAATTTTCGGGGGTAGAAGAATGAAACATTATGAATATGCAGGAATGGACGTAAGCACAGAAAAAAGTGTAGAGGACGGCGCAAGATGCTATATCGAAGCAGTACGCCGGTATCTGGAATCTGAAAAATTCCCGCAGGTTGAGACAATCGCGGCGATTCTTGGACTGAGAGAAGTGGAGGTGCAGCCATGTGGGACAGCGACGAAAACGGAAGAAGAGTTCTGATCTGTGATTTTTGCGGAGAGGTCATTGAGCCTGCGAAGCCGGGGTATTACGGTGAGGACTATGTAGAGGTCAATGGCGAGTGCATCCACACAGAAAACTGCATGGATAGATGGATTCATGAGCACAGAAAGGAAGCTACGTATGGCGAAAGTAGATGAGAAAATCATGCAGATTCAGACGCGGATCAAGGTCCCGAAGAATCACGTTAATGAATTCGGAAATTTCAAATACAGAAGCGCTGAGGACATCATGAGAGCGTTGAAACCGATGGAAAAAGAGCTGTTATTATCAGTGCAGATCACCGACGAAGTGGTAGCGGTAGGAGCGAATGTGTATATTCGCGCAACGGTGACGGTATATGACCTGGAAAGCGGAGAAAGCCGTAGTACAAGCGCATTTGCACGGGAACCTGCTGTCCCGAAAGCGAAGATGGACGAGAGCCAGACCACCGGTTCTGCATCGTCCTACGCGCGGAAATATGCGCTCTCGGGCATGTTCCTGCTCGATGACAGTATTGATCCGGATTCCAACCGGGCGATTGACAGCGGGGAGCCTTGCACGGATGCGCAGGAAAAGACCATCCGGGATCTGGCGGTCAAACACAATATCAATCTTGAAGAGCTGTATAAAAGACAAAAAGTTAAGAACGGCCGCCCGACGGCGATGCAGGCCGGAAAGATTCTTAACATGTTCAAAAAACAGCTCGGGGGCGAGTGATGCACGCTCTGGCTGAAATCGTAAAATCCGTAGAAAAAGACGGTGATACGTGGCTTGTAGTGCGGCTGCCGAAAAGCAGGCTGAAAGAAGAAATTGAAAATAAAACCATCACGAACACAGAAATGCGTTTCGACGATGGGCGGCATATCTCTAATCTGCAGCGGAAGAAAGCATACGCAACCATCCGGGATATAGCTATTGAGTTGGGCTATCTCCCGGAGGAGATGAAAGAGATTATGAAATGCAATTACATGATCGAGACCGGAGAGCCGTATTTCTCCCTTTCAGACTGTTCGATGGGGACGGCGCGGGATTTCATCACGTTTCTGATGGATTTCGTGCTTAGAGAGGGAATACCGCTCTCAGACAGCGGAATAGAGCGCGCGGATGATGTCGGGAAGTACCTGTACGCGTGCATCAAGCACAGAAAATGCGCGGTATGTGGGAAAGATGGCGAAATCCACCATGTTGATACAATCGGTATGGGAAATGACCGGCAGCGGGTGGATGATTCGGGATACCGGAAAATCTGCCTGTGCAGGACGCACCACAGGATCGCACATCAACGAGGAATGCCGAGCTTCGAGAAAATGTATCACGTCTACGGAATCATTGTGGATGATAGCCCGGAAGGGAAATCATAAAGTCCAGCATGGAACTGTCAACAGAGTATCTCAGTATGGTTCAAAATTTTATACGTCACAAAAAGGCGGCTGGCTGGAGCCGCCGGAAAGGGGCAGAAATGCCGATCAACAGCAAACAGAAAGGGAAACGCTTCGAGTTGGAGCTTTCCAGAAAGTTCCGGGAGTATGGCTACACGGAGTCCCGCCGGACCGCGCAATACTGCGGAAATACCGGTGACGCATCCGATGTTGTAGGCCTCCCGGGAATCCACGTGGAAGCGAAACATCAAGAGCGAATGCAGCTCTATGATTGGATGGATCAGGCGAAACACGACGCGAAAGAAAGTGGAAAAGACGTTTTGCCCGCAGTATTCCACAAAAGAAACAATCATAAGATCCTAGTCACGATGGAACTCGACGACTGGATGACAATATTCCGCGAATACGAAGCGGGAATGAGTCTGAAAGAAGGTGCGGACGATGGGCGAGGTTAAGTGGGTTAAGATGTCAATAGACATGTTCGATAATCGAAAGATCAAGTATCTGCGCGGCCTGCCGGAGGGAAACAACATCGTTCTTATCTGGGTCATGCTGCTGACGCTGGCAGGGCGGTGCAATTCCAACGGCTATATTTTCCTTACCGAAAACATCCCGTACACTCCGGCGATGCTCGCAAATGAGCTTGGATTCCCAGAAAGCACGATTCTGGTAGCCATGAAAGCGCTGGAAAGTATGGGAATGATAAGCCGAAACGAGGAAAACACGCTTCTGATCCCTGGATGGGAAGAACATCAGAACGTAGCCGCGTTGGAACAGATCCGGGCGAGCAACCGGAAGCGGCAGGCGCGGTACAGGGAACAGGCGAAAATAGAAGCTGTGGAGCAGGAAACACCACCGCCGGTAGAGGAGAAGCAAGAGGAACACGAAGAACCAGAAGAGCCGAAGTTGGCGAAAAAGGCGGAGGAAACCAAAGAAGCAAAGATTCTTTTCGAGCGGTTGTGGAGCCTGTATCCGAACAAAAAAGGCAAGGGGCAGGTAAGTGATACAGCAAAGAAAAAACTGCTTAAAATCGGGCATGAAGAGCTTGAGAGAGCAATTCAGAGGTATAAGACGGAACTGGAAAAGGAGGACTGGAGAAAACCGCAGTACGGCAGTACCTTTTTCAATTCTGGTTACGTGGACTATCTCGACGAAAATTATGAACCGGGGAAAAGAGAACAGCAGAAAGAGAACAAATTTAACAATTTTCAGCAGCGGGAGTATGATTTCGCGGCGCTGGAGCAGTCATTGATAGGAGGTTAAGGATGGTATCTGTAATCAAAACAGCAATTATCTGCGCTACAGTAGCGTTTTGCTTCTACCAGATGATGAAACACTAAAAAAATAGGGGAGGTGTCTATGAGCAACAAGCTTAAGAAAAAGCCGTCAACTAAGTTAAGCCCTGAGACGATGACGGCCGCAGAAGTGAGCGGGATCACAGGCGTAAAGCTTGAGATCCTGCGGAAATGGGTGGACAGGATGCAGAGAAACCTGTCCGAAGCCTACCAGAAAGAAGCACAGGAAAAGCTGCTGAAAGCAGAGGACTGCATCAGCGCGGCGAACGTCGTGTGCTCGGCACTGGCGATCTATGAGACATGGGGGTACAAAAAGGCGCTTGACCGGTACATGGACAACTACACTGCGGCAGTACGGAAGATGAACAGTGTAGGTCTGGCTAAGATGTACGAGGAGTTGCACGAAAAGACCGGCGCGACGCTGGAATTTGAGGATATGGATCTCGCAAAAGAGTTTGGCTTTGGAGGGGCGGAAGAATGAAAGAAACGAAATACGATAAAAACAATTTCCCGGATGCTCTTCTGAAAGAATGGGATAAAACGAGAAAACAGATTCTCGGAAAGGAAGGAAAAGAGAATGGAGATCATCGGAATTGTTCTGTTCTGCGCGGTGATTCTCGCGTCAGCAAAACTAATGCTTGACCCGCCGGAACGGAAAAAAGATCCGAAAGAGGATGAGGAGCAGATGGAATACTTGGAAGCATGGAAGAAAAAACATGAAAGGACGGACAAAGAAAAATGATACCGAGAAAATTTACTGGAGAAATGCTGAAAGGAAGAAAAGCAACGCTGGAACGCGATATAAGAAATGTGGCAGGCGTAGCGATAGGGAAAGGGGCGACAGTTACAATTACGGAGGTTGTGCGCGGAAAAGGGCTGACAATTAAAACGGAGAAATGCCCACATTGCGGACAATATTCATACATCACAAGAGTACAGAGAGAGGATTTAACACTGCTACCAAATGTATAGTAGTATTTTGTGCGCTGGTAATCGGAGAAAGTGGAAGGAAAAGCATAAAAAATAACAAGCAAAGAAAGGAGCCAGCCTCCGGCCGGGGCAAGGGTATACCGGGCTTCTGAATGAAAAACATATGAATTTATTCGACAAGGTAAAATGCAAAGGCTTTTATAAAAAATTTAACGACGGAAAATGGTTGCGACTCGACAGAAAAACTTTAACTGCTGATGCAATGGACAATAATCTTGTGAGCATGGGCAATGATGGAACTGTCGAAAAAGACGTTGAGTATATCGAAAAAAACTATTTCAAACATGTTGACAAGAATTTCATCGGCGTAATCGTTGGGTATAAGGATATTGTTATAAAAGGTTATCTCGATTCAGTCTATCAAGAGGAATGTGATATAGGTGTCGGAGTTATTCCGGAAGCGTTTTATGTATCCAAAAGAGCGAAAGAAACTGTAAAATGTGCTGTTGTCTACTATGCGAATAACATGAAACACTATGTCCCTTTGGAAGATATTCTGGAGGTAATTCTATGAAAAAGAATCTTATCGTTGACTGTTTTGCGGGCGGGGGCGGTGCCTCCGTTGGCATCGAGATGGCACTGGGGCGGCCGGTAGATATAGCGATCAACCACGACCCGGACGCCATCCTGATGCACAAAACCAACCACCCGAACACACTGCATCTGACGGAGGATATCTTCAAGGTCAACTTGCGGAAATACGTCAAGGATCGGCAAGTAGCGTTGATGTGGGCTAGTCCGGACTGCACAAGCCATAGCAAAGCAAAGGGCGGTAAACCACGGGAGCGCGGTCTGCGTATCCTTCCATGGGCGGTGTATAAGCACGCAAAGGAGATTCTGCCGGATGTGATCCTGATGGAGAATGTGGAGGAGATACAGCAGTGGGGACCGCTGGACGCGAAAGGCTATCCGATCCCAGAAAGAAAGGGAGAAGATTATCAGAAATTTATCCGGTCGATGAAAAGCCTTGGATACATATTCGACTGCAGAGAGCTGGTAGCTGCCGATTATGGGGCACCGACCACCAGGAAACGATGGTATGCGGTGTTCCGGCGGGACGGAAAAGAGATCCGCCGCCCGTCAATTGCGGATGGCAACGTAAATTCGTATCAGTGGAGCGATGCAACTTTGGTTGATATCTCTACACATATTGAGGTATTCAGTGTGGGAGAGTATTGCGTCACTTACAAATTCTGCCAGTTAAGAGATGAGGTAAAAGAAGCGTAACACAGAAAGGAGCTGCACCATGAGCATTCGGAACACATTTTTGAAAGATTACGGGATTTCGAAAGAACTTGGGGATAAGATCGTATCATATTGCAAAAACGCGCACGACTACGACCAGAATCTTATCTTGCAGGCCGCACAGAAGACTTGCCCGGAGATATCGAGTGCCCTGTTCGCGAATCTGACGCTCGGAATTGGGTATGACCGGATCAGCCAGGTGCAGTACATCCCAATGCAGCGGAAAGATTTCCAGGGATACAGGAGGAAGACAATCGAGGAACTGTATAGATTGCTTCTTCTGCACGGGAAGGAGTTATAATGAAAATTGGAAACAAAAATATTGCAGAAATCCAGATACTGGACAGAGACAATGATCTGATCGTAAGCATGGTTGATGAAAACGTAATTATTGAGAAAGATTATAAGGTGGTTTTAAGACTGGAAGGAGAAGAAAAAAACAGAAACATATCCAGAAGAGTAACAAAAAGGGTACAACGAAAAGCCCCCATACCAGTACACTAAGAATAGAAGTGTATTAGTATGGGGGTGATTTTTATACCTACAAATAAAACTTACGAAAATCTTGAAAAAATGATGTTTTCCGGCGTGGGAGAGTACGGGATTCCAGAGATTATGCCGGAAGAGTACAAGCCGTGTGAGTGGATCGGATTCAACTACGCGGCCAACACAACGAAAAGAGCCGGGAAAGGCGTTCATTTCTTCCTGGATGACTACCAGTTCGAACGGGTATGGAACAACCCGGACAGGTATATTGATGTACTGAGAGACTATGACTACGTGCTTTCACCGGATTTCAGCATGTACACGGACTTTCCGAAAGCCATGCAGATTTACAACCATTACAGAAAACACTGGTGCGCGGCATATATGCAGATGAATGGACTGTGTGTAATACCTACGATCGCATGGAGCGATGAAAGATCGTTCGAGTGGTGCTTTGATGGCGAGCCGGTTGGAAGCGTGGTGGCAGTATCTAGTGTGGGAACGCAGAACAGCAAGGCGAAAAAAGCGGCATTCCTGCGGGGATATGAAGAAATGATGAAACGATTATCACCGGAGCATGTGATCTTCTTCGGGAAAGTTCCGGAAGAACTGGAGTGGGACGTGGAAAAGGTCGCGGCATTCCAGGAGAGATACAAGAAGGAGGGAATCTAGTTGGGCGGACGAGGGGGGCAAGTGGAATAGGCAGGAAAAGCCAATCCGCGTTGGACCCGAAAGCAAAAGAGCAGACGATTACGACCTATTACCGCAGAAATTCAATCTACGGAGCACATTATGGAGATGCCGTCTTTGAAGCTGTGGAGAGAAAGAACGATAAAGGTGGAATTGAGATTGTAAAAGCATCTGGAACGTTTGATAATAGTAACCCGAAAGCAAACACCAAGGACGTAACGTATAAGATTAAGCATGGTATTGTGAGCTGGCATGATTCTCGAGGAGTTGAGAGTTATGGAATCAATTGGGATAAGGTAAGCAGCGTATCCGGGCAAACCTACAATTTACGCGGAACACTGAAAGAAAAAGGTATTCGGTGGGACGGAAAAACAAAGAGCTGGGTAAAGAAAGACTGATCGGTAGGACGGGGAGGACATTATGGCAAACCTAAACGCGATCATTAAAAAATTGCAACGTGCGCTGGTGAAGAACGGGCAAATCGTGAAGATAGGGACAACACAGTTCTATTCAAAGGAGCAAGAGAGGATGATAACCATGTATATACTGTCAACCCCTGTTGATTTTCTCGGAAAAGCTGGTGTATGGAAACAAATGGACTATCAGATCATCAGAACAGCATCACAGCTCGACTTGCTGAACTGTCTGGTAGATATGTGGAGGGCACTGCAAGAATGGCAATAGACAGAGGTGATTAGATGAGCGTAACAAAAAAACAAAAAGATTTTTGCCATGAGCTGATGGAATGCGGGAATAAGGCGGAAGCGGCAAGAAAAGCGGGGTATTCTGAGAAGACAGCACCGCAAATGGCAAGCGAGAACTTAAAAAAGCCGAATGTTAGAGAGTATTTACGCCATCTGGAAGAGCAAGTAGAGAGCGAAAAGGTCGCAACTATCAAGGAAATACAGGAATTTTATACTTCGGTTATGCGAGGTGAAATAAAGGATCAGTTTGGGCTTGAAGTGTCTATTGATACCAGAATGGCGGCAGGCCGGGAGCTTATGAAGCGAATTGAGCTGACCGAGAAAACGAAAGCAGGCGGCGAGGGCATTACGATCATCAACAATATTCCACGCCCGGAGGGAAAGAATGGAAAGCAGCGTAAACGCAGTAAATCTAACTGACATCATCGCACCTGCTTTCTATGCTGTCCATTGGGATATTCTTGACGGCAACCACACTTATTATGACCTGTACGGAGGACGCGGATCCACAAAGTCATCATTTGTAAGTGTTGAAATTCCGCTCGGGATGATGATGGACGCGGAAAAAGGAGAGCATACAAATGCTGTGATATTCCGAAAAGTTGGAAATACCCTGCGAGAATCGGTGTTTGAGCAGATCGCATGGGGAATTGATGCACTTGGTGCGAATGATCTTTGGTCGGCGAGTGTAAGCCCGATGCAGTACACTTATAAGCCGACCGGACAGAAGATCATCTTTCGCGGGCTGGATAAGGCAAAGAAAACGAAATCAATCAAGGCAAGCCGCGGATGGTTTAAATATCTGTGGTTTGAGGAACTTGACGAGTTCGCCGGAATCGAAGAAATCCGAACCGTACAGCAGTCCGTACTGCGTGGTGGCGATAAGTTCGTTGTATTCAAGACGTTCAATCCGCCGATCAGCCGGAGCAACTGGGCGAACGTATACGTTGAAGAGCCGAGAGAGGACAGTTACAGGCACAAGAGCGACTATACAAGCGTTCCTGTGGACTGGCTTGGACAGCAGTTCATCGACGATGCAGAACACCTTAAAAAGACCAATGAGCGCGCGTATAAGCATGAGTATCTTGGCATTCCGGTTGGACTTGGAACGAATATATTTGAGCTTCTTGAGATCCGAACCATTACGGACGAGGAAATACAGAAATTCCAGTCTATCTACCAGGGTCAAGACTGGGGTTGGTATCCGGATCCGAAAGCTTTTATTCGGGCGGCTTATGTGCCTAATCAAGAAAAAGTGTATCTGCTTGACGAACTGGGCGGATGTAAGATCAGAAATGCCGCCATGGCGAAGCAGATCAAAGATAAGAGCTATGATGATTATTCTATATACTGTGGTGTAGACGAAGAGGAAAGCATAGTAGACTTCCGAGATGCAGGACTTCCGGCCAGAAGAGCGCTTGTTACTCCGGGCAGCCGAAAATATACTTTCGAATGGCTCCAGTGCAGAACGCTTGTTATTGATCCGGCACGGACACCACGAGCATACAAAGAAATCATCAATTACGAACATGAAATTGATGCAAACGGAGAAGTGATAGCAGATTATCCAGACGGTGACGATCACTGGATAGATTCTCTCAGGTATGCTACGTCTCCAATATCAATGCGCAGGGGGTATAGTGCATAATGTGCGAGTTTTGCGACGAATTGAAGAACTGGAAAACCTTAGAAAGATTCGATCAGCGTGCACGGTACGTCTATAAATGTAAGCTGATACGCAAGACGATGGTCGAGACAAGAGCGGCGGGGAGCATCGAGGGAACGCCGCATAACGTCAATTACTGCCCGATGTGCGGCAGAAAAGTGACAGAGGACTAGGAATGGGACTGATAACAACTATTAAGAGGTGGCTAAGCATGTTTTTTCGAAGCGAAGCGGAGCAGGCGTTTGATGTTGATGTGATCGAATCCCCGGTAATGGATACGGTAATTAAAAAATGCGCTGCTGTTTATTCCGGAGAACCGCCGTGGAAAGATGTAAAAAACGGCATCCGAACAATTAATTTTGCAAAATCGTTAAGCTCCGAAACAGCGCGGCTTGCGACACTAGCAATTAAAATCACAATCGAGGGATCAGCAAGGGCGGAGTGGCTGCAGCAACAGACGGATGCAGTGTTTTTCGGTATCCGAAAATGGGTGGAATATGGCTGTGCGTATGGAACGGTAGTCATCAAGCCGAACGGGAAGACACTGGATGTATTCACGCCGGATGAAGTGCTTATAACCGATTATGATAACCAGAATATCACCGGAATGATATTCAAAGATACGTACACGCAAGGAAAATGGTACTACACGCGGCTGGAATATCACCGATTTGCAGAAGAGAAGCAGGGCGAGGAAACAGTACGTCCTTATTATATTTCCAATCGGGCCTATCGGTCGAAAACACCGGATTCAATCGGCGATCCGGTGGCTCTGAAAGATACGAAATGGTCTGAGCTTATGGCAGACTCCCCGCCGATTCTGAAAGCGAACGGAGAAAGCCTGGATGGCCCGATGTTTGGCGTATTCGTGACACCGCAAGCGAATAACGTAGATAAGTCTACGCCACTCGGCCTGCCGGTATATGCCGAAGCTCTGGAAGAACTGAAAGATCTTGATATTGCGTATTCCCGCATGACCGGAGAAATCCACGACAGTGAACGAATCGTTCTGGCAGATGATCGGTTATTGTCTCCGGCTGGCACTCCGGTCAATAAGATGACCCCGGGAGCAGCCGCAACAACGCACCTGCCAAAGTATGTTCGCAACGTGTACGGAGAAGGAGCGGATACATTCTATCAAGAGATTAACCCGACACTCAACACCGAGGTAAGAGTTAATGGTATCAATGCGCTATTATCTCAGATCGGCTATAAGGCGGGCTTCTCAAACGGCTATTTTGTATTCGACCAGAAAACCGGCATGGTAACGGCAACACAAGTTGAGTCAGATGACCGGCGGACGATCCAGTATATCAAAGATGTTCGGGATCAGCTCGAGAAGTGCATGGATGCCGTCTATTACGCGCTGAGCGTCTATGCGGATCTGTACGGCGAGAGTCCGGCGGGAGAATACGAAGTAACCTATGATTTCGGAGATATTACGTACAACCGCGAAGAGGACCGTGCACGCTGGTGGGGTTATGTGACTGCCGGTAAGGTACCGGCGTGGATGTATTTCGTCAAGTTCGAGGGATTCTCGGAAGAAGACGCAAAGGCAATGGTCGAAGAAGCCACTCCGAAAGAGGAAGAGCTTTTTGACAGCAAATATAAGGAGGAATGATAACATGGATATGAGTGGAGTAGCAACAGTAGTCTGCATCACAGTAGTCTGCTATCTGGTAGGCATGGTGATGAAAGCAACGGATATTAGCAACAAGTGGATTCCGTGCGCAGTAGGATTGGCGGGAGCGGTGCTTGGCGTTGTTGGTATGTACACAATCCCGGACTTTCCGGCGCATGACGTGCTTAATGCGGTAGCTGTCGGCATCGTCAGCGGACTTGCGAGCACAGGCGCGAACCAGATTATCAAACAGGCACAGAAAGAGGAATAAGACATGCTTACCCCGGAGTATCTGCAGCACGCGGCAGAGGGCGCAGAAGCCATCACAGAGGATTTACACAACCGGATCATGCGTAGGATCGTCAAGGCTATTTTAACACGCATGGAACGCGGCGAAAACTACATGCTGACGGCGGCGGACAAGTGGAGAATCGAAGCACTGCAGGAAGCTGGCTATCTGCTGGAAGATATCCAGAAAGAGATAGCAAAGGCGACCAATCAGCAGCTATCAGAGATCAAATCAGCCTGCGTTGACGCGGGAATACAGACGCTCAAGTGGGACGACGCGGTATATAAGGCGGCTGGGCTGGTACCTACGCCGCTTCTTCTTTCCCCCACACTGATGCGCGTACTGGAAAGAGACTATAAGGCGACCGCGGGCACATGGCGGAACTTCACCCGGACGACCGCGGAAGAAGCGCAGAGACTCTTTATCAACGAGCTTGACAGCGCCTATCACAGGGTTCTGAGCGGCGGAGAGTCTTACGGCGCTGTGGTGGCTGATCTGATCGAGAAAGTGTCCGAGGAGGGGCTGACAGTCAAGTACCCGACAGGATACCGGCAGAGCCTTGAATCTGCGACCATGACCATCGTACGCACCGGTATAGCGCAGGCGGCGTGCGATGTATCAGAAGCGCGGATGGAGGAGATGGACTGGGATATTATTCTTGTTTCTGCTCATGTAGGCGCACGAACGGGAGACGGCGGGCAGAACCCGGGAAATCATCTTTGGTGGCAAGGACGATTCTATTCCCGAACCGGAAAAAACAAGAAATACCCGAATTTCTACGAGGTGACCGGATACGGCACCGGCGAGGGGCTGGGTGGCTGGAATTGCCGTCATAGCTTCGGATCGGGAGACGGAAAGAACAACCCATTTGACGCTAAGAACATCTCATACGCAGATAATCGTAAGGTTGAAGAAGCACAGAAGCGGCAACGATTGTTGGAGCGCAGAATACGAAACAGCAAAAGGCAAATTCAAACATTGCAATTTGCTATAGAAAACGCAAGCGACGATGAGACGAAAAGTAAATTGCAAAGTAGAACAGAGCAAAAAGCTAATTTGCTTAGTAAGCAAAATAAAGTATATCGCAAGTTTTGCGAAGATAACAACCTGCGCCCTTATGATGAGCGATTGAAAATAGCCCATTGGGACCGAAAACAGGCAGCAAGAGCCGCAGCGGATGCACGGCGATATCAAAAACGCAAAAAGGAAAAAGCAGATGATTGAGACGATTAATCAAATCATGATTCTCTGCGGCTGGATAACTACAGTAGGTGGCGCGATTGTGGTTCTGACTGGAGCATGGAAGAAATTCAAAAAGCCCGAGAGGGATCTGGAAAAGAGGATGCAGACAATAGAGGATGATATCAAGGATATCAAGTCAAAACTTGAGAAAGATTATACCTCTATCCGCACCCAACGAGATGATATGAATCTGATAATGAGGAGCATGTTCAATCTGATCGAAAATAAGATTACAGGGAACAACATAGAGGGCTTAAAAAAAACGAGGGAAGAACTTGTAAATGCGATGACCAACAAGAAAAATTAAGAGGGCTTATCTTGAAAGTGTATGAATTCACAGTACCGGAGCTGGAATATTTTCGCACGTATTGTAATTTTACGCGTGACGAACGTACACTTTTTGATTATCGGAGTAGGAATATTCCGCTCGAAAAGTGTGCGGAACTAATGAACATTTCTGTTTCTACTGCAAAACGGATCAGCAGAAACGTAAACACAAAAATCATTAAAGTATGCTGATTGATACTTTTTTGAGCATTTCATGGGACTTTGACGAACTGTCAGAGTCCTTTTTTTGCGCCTAAAATATGAGTAGAAAGAGAACGGAGGGATGAATATGTATCCGTATATTGACCCGCAGGCATTTGCGAACGAACAGGCAATGCTTCAGCAGAGAATTAATCAGTTGGAACAGGCGAGAAACCAGCAGATGAGCATGTATGCACCACAAAGTCAGCAACAGCAGCAAGCGCCGACCAGCAACGTAAATTGGATACAGGTTGCAGGCATCGAGGGCGCAAGAAATCAGATTGTCCAGCCTGGACACACTGCCTGGATGATGGATAACAACAGCCCTGTGTTCTACGTTAAGTCTGTGGACGGCATGGGAAGCGCGAATTTCAAGGTGTTTCAGTTCGCCGAGATCTCGCCAGAAGCCCTAAACCCGGCACAGAGCCAGCCGAAAGAAGAAAGACAAGAATACGTTACGCGGCAGGAATTTGACGCTCTGCTGACGCGGTTAGGCGAAAAGCCGGAGAATAAGGAGGAACCCGTATGAATCCATTAATGAGCATGATAGGCAATATGGGCGGCGGTAACAACCCGATGGGCGCGATGATGCAGGCTATGCAGATGGTCAATAAGCTCAAACAGGCGGGCAACCCGCAGGCCGCAGTAGAACAGATGGCGCAGACAAACCCGAATGTTAAAAAAGCTATGGATATGTGCAAGGGAAAGAACCCGAAGCAGGTATTCGAGGAAATGTGCAGACAGAACGGGATGGACCCGGGGCAGTTCTCCGGGCTGTTGAAATAAGATATTAGGGCGGTGCACAGCCTTAATAAATAGAAGAATAAGGAGAAAGAACCATGACAGATGGAACAATGGGACTTAGCGCGGCTGATGTAGCAGCCGTAACGAGAAACAATGACGATGACTGGGGCGGTGGCTGCTGGTGGATCTGGATTATTTTACTGGCGTTTCTGTTCCCGATGATGGGCGGATGGAACCGCGGCGGCGTTGAAACTGGTGTGCAGGACAATTTCATTTCGGATGAATTTGTGAAACGCGATATTTTCAACACCAATCAGAACGTTTCCAACACTGCTTGCCAGACACAGAGGGACGTATTGGAAAATCGTTACACCAATCAGCTCGGCTTACAGCAGGTACAGGCGGCACAGCAGAATTGTTGCTGTGAAACGCAGAAAGAAATCCTGCAGAGCCGGTATGATGCGGCACTCATGGCACAGAATATGCAGGCGCAGATGGCACAGTGTTGCTGTGACATCAAGGAGAGCATTCTGGCAGACGGAAACGCAACCAGACAGATGATGCAGGAAAACACCATCCAGACACTCAGAGATAAGCTGGCAGACCGTGACCGCGATCTGCAGAACGCGTACAATCAGATCTCGCAGGTTTCTCAGACCCGTACAATCATTGATGCGATACGCCCAACACCTACACCGGCTTATCTTACATGCTCCCCGTATTTTGCGTATAACATGACAGGATACGGCGGATGCTGCGGAAATGGCGGTAACGTTCTGTGATGAACACAAGCGAGCTGTCCGCACTCGATCTTCTGAACCTGTTCGGTGTATTCCTGCAGGCGATGAATTATCAGAGCGACCTGTCACAGGCAAGCAATGCGGATATTGCAAAACATCTGCAGGAACAGGACAGAAAGTACCTTGACCGGATCATCGAAAACCAAAATAAAATAATCAGCATGTTGGAAGATTCCAAATCTACGAAATAGTAGTTGTGCAAAATTGCAGGGGTAGGCGTGGAGCTTACCCCTGTTTTGTTAAGAAAAGGAGAGAAATTATGTTAAATGTAATTGCCAAAGCAGAACAGACAGTAGCAGCAGGACAGAATATTGTATTCACAAATACCCGCGTAAAATCCCGTCGTTGTGGATGCTCCAGCGGATGGCTGAACCACATCGAGGGAAGCGGAATTTTCACAATAACGAACCGCACGAACCTTCCTATCGCAGTGGAATTACAATTCAACGGCAACGTAACAGCGGCGGCAGCAGGCGCGACCGTGCTTACGCTGAAACTGAACGGAGAAGCGGTTGGAGGAACAGAGATGGACTATACCGTAGTTACGGCGAACACTTATCAGAATGTGAGCGCGGACACGCTGATCCCTGTACCGGCAGGAACAAGCCTTACTGTATCAGTCGGAAATATTTCTACAACCGAAGTCCTGGTAAAAGACGCGAACCTCATCATCAAAAAAGTTGCGTAGGGGGTGACAAATCATGATTACTTTCCGAAGCAAAACAGACGTAACAGATGCGGATGCTATTTTTTCGGAAATCAACAGCCGCTTCGTGGCAGCTATCATGATGCACGGCCAGATGGCAGATTATTTCGATTTTCTCGGGCTGAAAGGTTACAAACGGATACATGAGTACCAGCACATCGCAGAAAGCCTTGAGCGCCGTAAGGTGTGCCGATATTACATCGAACGGCACGGGAAAATTATTCCAGATGCGTTTTCTGGCGAGGTTAAAATGATTCCGGACGGATGGTATGCCGCAAAAAGCATTTCCGTCGGAAAAGGCACTAAGCAGAAAGCCGTAGAGGATGGATTTTCCGCCTATCGTGAATGGGAAGAGGAGACAAAAGCGGTATATCAGAGCTATGCCTCAACGCTACTTGAAAAAGGAAATGTGGAAGATTTCATGCTTGTAGCTTCGCTGATAGATGATGTGGGCGATGAACTGAAAGAGGTTGACAAAATTATTCTTGATCTGATCTCGACCGGCTATGATATGGTCCATATCACTGAGTCGCAGAAAGAATTGAACGAAAAATACAAAAAACGCATGAAAGGAATCGAGGTTGAATGATGGGAAACGTGAAAGAAGTGCTGGAAAAGCAGTTGGAAAGAGAAAAAGAATCTGCGATGCAGAAACTCACGACAGATAACCTTGACGCAATGTTCAAAATCACGACCACGTTATGCAATATGCGAAAAATGGAGTGTGAGAGCATTCCTGCGGCCATGATGGACGCGTCAGAAACGCTGATTAAGAAGTACAGCAATGGAAAATACGATAAGAATATTGACGCGCTGTATGACGAGTACATTGCGGCAAAAATGGCGTACCAGGAACACGGAGACGCGGCGCACAAAGATAAGCTTATGGATTCCGTCGGCCGCCTGATGGTTGAGGTGTTCGATATGCTGCAGGCGATGATTCTTGATGCGGATTTTCGCGACGAAAGACAGGCTATCATGCAGCAGATTCGAAAACTTGCTGATTCGTGATGACAAGATGGGTACAACGAAAAACATTGAATGTAGTACGATAGGAGCGTGAAAAGAAATTGGGATGGGCTTGTAAGTCATTTTGATGTTCAATTCACCTCCTTTCGACGTTCTAGGGGATCCTGTTAAGAGCCTGCACAAGGCTCGGAACGTGTCTGAAATATGCCGCGTTTTCCGTTCCTCAAGCCTTTCTGAAAACGCGGCGTGTTTCTTATTATTTTATGAATTACACAATTGGGAAACAGTAATGGAAAACTGGCATCATCCCCCTTGATTCTGCCATAAGATGCTGGATCTTTGGACTGCTTGATAGGTTCGAATCCTATTTTCCCATTACCCCGGCAGAGGTTGATCTGCCTAAATCCATTACTGCCGACGGGCAGTTAAAAACAACGTTTAGGAGGATAGAAAATGCAGAATTACGAAGCAATTCTTTTAGAACTCGAAATCGAGATTCCGGAAGACAAAAAAGCGGATCTGAAAAAGAAGATGGAAGAAAACTATCGGACCAAATCAGATTATGACAAGGTAGTTACAAAGCGTGATGAGTACAAGAACTCGCTGGATGATGTGCAGAAAGAGCTGGAGGGATTCAAAGACGTGAACGTCGAAGAATTACAGACGAAAGTTACAACTCTCACCACACAGCTCAACGAAGAGAAAGCTGGACGGGCAGCAGATGTCAGAAAGGCAGAAGTCGAAAAACAGGTAAATGATTTCTTGACGGCTACAGACGAAAAGGGAGCGAAGAAATACGAGTTTTTGAACGATATTACTGCCGACTACTACCGAGCAGCGCTTGCAAAAGCACTGGATGCTGATTCTGCAAAAGGAAAGTCCATTTCGGATATCTTTACAGAGATGATTACCGACAAGGACGGAAAACAGAAAGCAGGGATTTTCGCAGATGCCGGAGCCGAAAAGGCAAAGAACAATGCAGCCAAATTCACACAGCCTACAACTGGCGGCAAGGGCGGCGAGCTTACGAAAGAAACTTTCCGCAAAATGAATCTTGATGAGAGACTTAAATTAAGAGAAGAAGATCCCGAACTGTACGAAGCACTCTCGAAATAACACCGTTATCGTGCGATAACGCTTGACCGCAAAAAGTTACGCGGTAGAAAGGAAATATAATGCCAAGAACTGGTACTTTTGGCGGCTTTTCGTTTGATCCGGAGGTGTTCTCCGACTACATGAGCGAGCAGCCGACCTGGAATGACCGAATCTTAGCGTCTGGAATCCTTGTACAGGATCAGACGATCATGGATCTGATCGGAACAAAAGGAAATGTTGCCACACTCCCGTTCTATGTTCCGATTGATGAGGATGAATCTCACGCGCTCAACAATGATGGTGAAACCGACAACACCCCGACTGATATCAGTGGAAAGAAACAGACTTGTATGCTGACCCAGCGTATGAAAGCATGGAAAGCCCAGGATTTCACCAAGGAGCTGACCGGTGCTGACCCGATGACACATGTTGCAAACTCTGTAGCCGGATTCTATCGGCAGGTAAGAACCCGCGATCTCATGGCCATTGTTGATGCGGTTCTTGCGCTGGACGGTATGAAAGATCATGTTACGGATCTTTCGGCGACGGCATCTTCTGGTGTTACAACCGTAACAGATACAAACAAAATCAATGATACAACACTGATTTTCGCGCAGCAGAAAGCAGTTGGAGACGCAGACGAGAATATGGGTCTGCTGGTCCTTAACTCTTACATCTACGCTCGATACAAGGCTATGGGGCTTGTCGATTACAACAAGTATACAATCACAAATGCTATCGAACGAGATGTTGAGCTTCCGACGATCGGCGGATTCATCCCGGTTGTATCTGATCGTTTTACTGTAGACACATCTACAGATGTTCCGATCTATAAGAGCTATATGATCGGATCTGGAACGGTGCTCACCTGCGATAAGACCAACTACGAGGATCCTTACTATGCAGACTATGATGCAGAAACCAAAGGCGGTATTCGTAAGCTATACACAAAACAGGGCTACGTACTGCATCCGAACGGATTTTCAATTAATGCAAATAAAATCGCAAAAGAATCCCCGACCACGGCGGAACTCGGAGCAAAAGCGAACTGGTCACTTGCATTCAATCACAAAAACATCCGTATGGGACTGATTAAGTCCAACGGTTGACGGAGGTATCTGGCGTGGCATATGCAGACTATGAATTTTATACAACTTCATATTTCGGCGATACCGTGCCAGAATCCGATTTTCCGCGGTACGCCGAGCGGGCAAGTGAGCGAATTGACATTCTGACATTCGACCGTCTTGCAGACGGGCTGCCGGAAAACGAACGGGCACAGAAAAAGATCAAGAAAGCGGTCTGTACACTGGCGGATGCGCTTTTTCAGATCGACACCGTAAAAAATGCCGCGATGGAAACAGTAGGAACCGTAAAGAGAGAAGATGGAACGGTCATCAATAAGGCCGTTTCTTCGATTTCTTCCGGCAGTGAAAGCATCTCCTACGTGACAGGAACCAGCGGTATAAATTCCAGCGTCTACGGACAAGCGGCGATGGACAAAAAGGTAGAAAACGTGCTCGTGGCACAGATTATTCTCGAAAATCTACAGGGCGTTATGACGGATGACGGCGTTCCGGTCCTGTATGCAGGCGTGAGGTTATGATATTGGGTGGAAGAGGAGCAAGCAGCAGATTACCCATGCCCCCCCCGAGAGCGTGGCATGGACGTTACAATAAACGGCGAGACAACGCGGTATTATTTTACACGAGAAAATGGTATTAATTACTATAAACGTGGAATTGGTGGAATGGAGCAACCTACGCCGCTTAATATGTCGCAACGAGAATTTCGCGAGCGTGCGGAATCTAACGGGGCTACGACAAGAAACATTTCGGCTTCTGAGTGGCGTAAAGATTTGGAAAATTACAAAAAGGACAGAAAAGAAACGAATGATTTTCTAAATCGGAACGAATTTAACCGTACTGCAAAAAAAGATACCAGAGCAGAACGGAATTATAACAGGGGAGCCAGAAGGAGAAAATGATGGGTGGAAGAGGTAGCAACAGTGGAATGATGAAAACTGTAAACGGTAAGACGGTAAAACGCTTCAATACCCCCCTAAAGGCTGGAAACCCGTAGAAAATGCTCTTACGAATCCCAAAGGCTATACGTGGTACTTGAATGGAAAATCACGTTTTAGCGGTCAATATGAAACGGCGCTTGTAAAGAATAAGAAGTAGGTGAAACCATGTATGATGAAACCATAACTCTTTTCAATCGGTACGAAGATCAAACCGGGAATGTATTCTGGTATCCGACCGTGCTGCAGCATGTGGATCTTATCACGGATAAGGTAGCAAATATTGTCCGAACCGGCATTGACAGCGCCGATACGGCCAGCCTGCACGTGGCGTACACGCCATATAACGGCACAATTATGGTGCAGGGAAAGAAGTGGTTATCACCGAAAGCCTGGAAAGCTCAGACAAACGAAGAACTTCCGGGAACAATCACTTTCGCTAACGAAGATTTTTTCGTGCTTGGCGATTACTGCGTCAAGAAAGAACAGGCTTATCTTATCGACCATAACGGAGCATACGTGCAGGATCACGAGAAAAGGCCGATTGCCACAATCTTTGAACGACAGATGTACGGCGTGGTGAAAGACGCGGAATACACAAGCAGAGTAGACCGCGGCTTCTATGATTACATGAACAAAAAATACGATAATGTGTTTTCCATCAGCAATGTAGGCGGTCCGTACAGGCTTATTCCTCATTTTGAAATAGGGGGAAAATAATGAGCAATACGAAACATTTCCCCAGTTTTTCGGTCGTGAATGGACATGTTAAGGTACAGGTAGACCTTACGAGGTTTGACAAGCAGTTCCAGGAAGCACAGTTCTGGCTTGATGGACAGGTTATGAATGATATGATCCCGTACATGCCATTTCGAGACGGAATCATGGTAGACACCACCAGAGCGCGCAGCGCATCCATGCAAGGCACTGGAAAGGTGTGTGCAGGCGCTCCGCCGTATGGACGGTTCCTTTACGAGGGAAAACTTATGGTTGATCCGGAGACGCGTTCAGCGTGGGCGAGACCCGGCGCAAAAAAAGTTGTTACTGATACACCACTAAAATTCGATAGAACCGCGCATCCGTCTGCTACGGATCACTGGTTTGATGCCGCAAAAGCGGCACACGGCAAAGAATGGGTGAAGGGAGTGAAGAAACGTGCCGGAGGAGGTTAAAAAAACTGTTACATACGATGTAGACGGATACGACATCGTAACGAAAGCGCTGGAAACAGTTCTGAACACTTTTCCCGGACTTCAACCGACCGAAAAGATCAAGTTTTCGTCGCTCAAAGAGGATGAAGGGATTGCATTCTATCCGGTGAGCGGGGCGGTTGTCGCATCGGAAAAAAAATCGGTCACTGGGATGGTAGATCAGCTCTGTAATTACCCGTTTTTTGTGGTGTACCGTTCCGCACCTACAACGCCGGGAGTCAAGACGGAAATCAAGGAATTTTTGGACACTCTCGGAAAGTGGCTGGAAAAACAGCCCGTGCAGGTGGATGGGGAAGAACATCATCTGAATTCTTACCCTACACTTACGGAAGGAAGAGTTATTGAATCTATAACCCGTCTTACGCCATCTTATCTTGATACGGTGGCAGAGAACAAAGTGGAAGACTGGGTTATCAGTATGTCCTTAAAATATCGGAAAAAATTCAAAAAATAATCATACCGGCACCGATTCGGCAGCCGCTGACCGCGAAAAGTTACGCGGTAGAAAGGAAAAAACATGTCTAAACTTGAGCGTGAAGCAATGGCCACTTACCTTGATTCGACTTTCAAGAGAGTCGTGGCATCCGCAAGCTGGGTGCTGGTAGGTGATGACATCGAGGATATGTCCGTAGAGCTTAACCCGGACACCGAAACAACCAAAAACATTCTCGGCCAGACCAAAACGAGAGATAACGGCTATGAGCCGTCTATGGATGCTGATCCGTTTTATGCTGATCCGGACAACAAATTGTATCCGGTACTGCGGGATATCGCTCTTGAGCGCAAAAAAGGAGATGCATGTAAAACCCTTATGCTGGAGGTCATCGTGGAGGACACAGCGGCGACAAATCATCTTGCGTACGTGCGCGAGGTCATCGTAAAACCGCAGTCTTACGGCGGCGATACTGCAGGTCTCAATATTCCGTTCGCTGTTTCCGAGGATGGCAAGTTCACAAAAGGATACGTAAGCGCAGCTTCTCTCAAAACCGGAACTCCGGAATTTAATGAGGGCGCAGCGCCGACTTCCGGTAAGAGTACATCTTCCGTTCTGGCGTAAGATCACAAACGAATAGAAAGGAGCTTTTCAATGAGCAACAAACTCGTAAAACCGCAGAGTAACGACATCATTATTGATGATGGCTTAAAAACTTATTACATCAAAAATAAGCAGGGCCATGTATACGGAAAATTTGATTTTCGACCGTCCGACACCAATCTTATCTCACGATATGATGAGGTTGTAGAAAATCTGAACAGCTTTTCAGTGCCGGAAAACGAACCGGCGGACATTAAAAAGGTTGAAAGCATGGTTGCTGATGAGCTTTCCTATCTGATCGGATCGGATTCGAAAGCATCATTTTTCAGCATCTTAGGCCCGTTCTCTCCGCTTGCTTCTGGAAAGCTGTTTTTCGAAGAAGTTGTTGACGCTATCGGCCGCGTGATCGAAACTGAGACCGAACACAGGGCGAAAAAAGTTCGAACACGTATGAACAAGTACGTTACAAAATATCGTAAATAATGGACGCGTGGAGCCTTCCGACATCGCTCAACGTTGCAGGAAAAGAATATCCAATACGCTCAGATTATCGAGTGGTATTGGATATTTTGCAATGTATGAACGATCCCGAGATTTTCGAACCAGATATGACCGAGGACGAAAAGAGGGCTGAACAGGTCATAAGCATGTTATCCATCCTCTATATTGATTTTGACGATATGCCACCCGCCGAATGGGAAGAAGCATCAGAAAAAGCATGTGAATTTATTGACTGCGGGTTTTCAGAGGACACAAAGCGAAAAAGGCCAAAATTAATGGACTGGATACAGGATGCAACCATTATTATTCCGTCTATCAATAAGGTTGCCGGAAAAGATGTGCGCGGTCAGAAGTATCTGCACTGGTGGACTTTTTTGGCATTCTACATGGAGATCGGGGAAGGCACGTTTGCGACCGTGGTAAGTATCCGAGATAAAAAAGCCAAAGGAAAGAAACTGGACAAGTGGGAACAGGAATATTACAGAGATAACAAGGCTATCATCGATCTGAAATCGGCAAGCGGCCAGAGAAGCGAAGAAGAAAAAGCAGCTCTTAGAGAGCTTTTTGGAATATCAAAATAACTGCCGGAGCATAAGGAGCACCGGCACAAACCGTTAAAAGTTACACGGTAGGAAGGAAAAACGCATGGCGGGACAGGCTGACGGCTATATCATCATTGATACGGAGATTGACACCAACGGCGCAAAAGCTGGCAGTAAGGAGCTGGAAGCGAATGTGCGACAGTGTATCTCGTCTATTAATGGTCTTGGAGACAAGGCCAAAGCATCACTTAACAAACAGGCGAATGCGTTCTCGAAACTGAACGATCAATACAGAGAGCAAGAAAAAATAGTCGAACAGCTCAAAGAAAAGGTTTCTGAACTCGGAAAGCAGCAGATACCGACCGACGAATACAAAGAGATCCAGGCGCAGATAGAGTCTGCTAAGACGCAGATGGACAAACTCATCTATGCGCAGGAAAAATTTGTGGCACTTGGCGGCAGTGAAGACAGCAAAAAGTATAAGAGCTATCAGTATGATATTGACCAGCTCGCAAAAACAATTGAATATGCAAAAGGTGAGTTGCAGGATCTTGAAGAAACAGGAAGAGCGTTCACGTCCGCACTAGGATCAGAAACTCCAACCCAGCAGTACGCACATCTTGAGTCAGAACTTGCGAAATTGGATGAGAAGATTTCGATTACTAAAGAAAAATGGGATGAACTTTGGTCGTCGAATGATGAAGGAAGTAAGACGGCAGAAATGGGAGAGCTTGCGGTTGACCTTGACGTTTTACGTGACAAATACGATTCGGTCGCAAACAAAATGCGTGAGATGGAAGAAGCCGGTACTGCAACGATTAATACCGAACCTACAAAAGAAGCAGCAGCGGCGACGGAAAAACTGGCGCAGGAAGAAGAAAAGCTGGCAAATATCAATGACCGGCTGAAAACGTCATATGACGGCGTAAAAGACAGCATTGATAATTATTCGAAATCAGCAAGCAGCGCAGCAACAAAAAAAGCCGCTGACGACGGAGAAAAGCTGGCAAATTCCAATAAAAAAGTGGCTGACAGCGGAAAGAAAGCCGCAGATTCGCTGAAAGAAACCGGAAGCGCGGCGGGAAATGCCAAAAACGGAATTGTGACGTTGTTAAAATACGGTCTCGGCATCCGCTCATTATTCGTGCTTTTCAATAAGCTGAGAAGCGCAGTTGTGGCTGGAATGTCAAATTTGGCGCAGGAATCCGGCTCAACCAACTCGGCTATCTCTATGCTGTGGAGCAGCCTGGAACGGCTCAAAAACAGTCTTGCGACAGCATTTGCGCCGATTCTTACGGCGATTGCACCTATTCTGTCCAAATTTATCGACATGCTTAGCACCGCGGCAACATACGTGAGTATGTTTTTTTCGATGCTTTCCGGGAAGAAAACATACACCCGAGCATTATCCGTCCAGAAGGACTATGCGGCATCTCTAAGCGATACGGCATCGAGTGCGGAAGATGTAGCGGACGCAACCAACGACGCGGCAGATGCGGCAGATGCGGCCGCAGAAGCAACGGAAAAATACCTTTCCCCTCTCGATGATCTGAACAAGATGGATTCGAAAAGCGACAGCGGTTCCGGCAGCGGCGGTGGCGGCAAATCCCCGGGAGCTGGCGGCGGTGGAGGAGGAACAGGCAGTGCGCCGATGTTCACGGAAGAGCAGATCCCTAACGCTTTTCTGGATAATCTGCAGAAAGTTTTTGATTTACTGAAAAAGATAAAAGACCTGTTTATGTCCGGCTTCTGGGATGGCCTTGGAGATTACAAACCGCAGCTTGCAGAGCTGAAAAAGGATCTGGCATCCATCAAAAGGAATCTTGCGGAGATCTTCACGGACCCGGAAGTAGTAGGAGCCGCAAAACGCTTTGCAGAATCTGTAATCTATAATCTCGGAGTTGTGGCCGGATCAATAGCAAGCGTCGGCCTTACACTGGCTGTTAATCTTGTAGGCGGTTTTGAAAGCTATCTGAGCAGAAATAAAGATAGAATCAAGAAATTTTTGGTTGACGTTTTCAATATCGGAACTGAAATTGCAGATGAATTCGGACTTATCGCGAAAACGATAGCCGAAGTATTTGCAAAAACGTTTGGCACACAAACAGCGCAGGATTTGACCGGAAACCTTATCGGGATTTTTGCATCTTTAGGTGGCTTGGCTGTAGAAATTTTTGCAAGATATGAGCGAGATAAAATGTATCTCGCATGGCAGCCTTGGATTGACAACAAAGATAAATTGATCGAAGCAATCAACGAAACAATCGCACCGATCCAGCACCTCGCGCAGGTTATCGAGGACTTTTTGAACGACACATCCGACAAAATTATTGCATTTTATGATGAGAGCGTTAAGCCATTTATTGATGACATCGAATCAGGCTGTGCGTCTATTTTGGAAACATTGCTTGATCTTTATAATAGTTATGTAGCGCCTATCATCGATGAATGGGGAACGCGGCTCGAAGATTTGATTAATGGACCTCTTACAGATTTTGTCGATAAATTCCTTGATGTGTGCGCAAAAATCATTGATGCGCTACAGCAAATTTGGAATAACGTTCTTGTTCCCCTTATTAATTGGATTCTTCAAAATGTAATTCCGTTATTGGCTCCTGTAGTACAATGGCTAGGCGACGCAGCTATTGATTTATTGGGCGCTGCGGTAGAAATGGCGAACGGAATTCTGGATATGCTCGGCGGGTTGATCGATTTCCTTGTTGGTGTGTTTACGGGCGACTGGAAAAAAGCTTTTTCCGGTGCAGGACAAATAGCACAGGGATTTGCGGATACATGCGGCGCTGTAATTGAATGGATTGGAGACTATATTTTAACTCCATTTATGTCACTGGTGAAAAAATTATTCTCTGTTGACTGGGTAAAATATTTTGGCGTAGCTGGCATTGCTCCGCAGGTGCTTTGCGATTTGATTAAGTCAATATTCAAAACTATGAAAAACGTATTTATTGGGATTATGAATTTTCTTAAATACGCGTTTACTGGTGACTGGCGGAATGCTTGGCAGAGCGTCAAAAATATCTTTTCGAGTATCATGAGCGGAATTGGTGATGTTGTGCGTGCTCCGATTAATGGGATCATCAGCATGGTTAATCAGGCAATCGGAGCAATCAATAATCTGATCCGCGGCGTGAATAGAATTCCGCATGTAAATATTCCAACTATCGGAAGAATCCCACATCTGGCATCCGGTGCGGTCATCCCACCAAACCAGGAGTTTCTGGCAATGCTCGGAGATCAGAAAAGCGGAAACAATATCGAAGCACCAGAGGGGCTTATCCGTAAGATTGTCCGGGAAGAGTCTGGAAAAGGCAATGGAAGCTATACTTTCGTTGCACAGTTGGACAGAAAAGTCCTGTTTAAGGAAACAATCAGCGAAGCAAAGCTGCAGCAGATACAGGGTGGAAATAACCCATTCGAGCTGTCTACGACTTAAGGAGGGCATACATGGCACAAAATCATTTACAGTTTGATGGCTACACGCCGCCAGATGTTGACGAAGATGGTTACACTATTGCTTTTGCAGCAACATCTTCGGACGATTCCGGGCGGCTTATGAACGGCAAAATGGTCAACACAAGGTTATTCACCATTGAAGCGTATAACCTTAAATGGACCGATATTACCCTTGAAGCAGCAACGGAAATCCTTTTAAAGACTGTTTTCAAGTCTCAGTTCAATTTCCATTATTTCAATATCAAAACCGCAAAATGGGAGACACATGCATTTTATGTTGCAAACGTTGACACAGCGATATATTCCCTCAAAGAGGGCGAGGAAAAATGCACAAGTCTTAGTTTCCAGGTAACGAGGATTGACCCATCATGAAAAATGTAAGCACAGAATTTAGGGAAAAAGTAGAAAACGGTTCGGCATGTTATGCGTACGCAAACGTGGTTTTACGGAACGGCACAAAATTGACTCTGGATCCGTCCAAAGATTTTCGAATTGACGGTAACAGCATCACCACTAATGGGGGAAGTTCATTCCCCCTCGGTGTGGCGCTTTCAAGAACAATAGAGCTTAATTTGGATAACTACGACGGAAGATTTGATTCCATTGACTTTTACGGCGCAGAAATCACGCTTTTTACGGGAATGACGCTGGAGGATGGAAGCGTAGAAAAAATTAAAGAGGGAATCTTTTCTGTAGTTGAGCCGACCACGCCGGGATCCACAATTACGCTTGTTGCTGCAGATTACATGGCGAAAACATCCGATAGTTACGTTGCAAATACGACGTTTCCGGCGACTATATTTAATATCTATCGGGATGTCTGCATTCAGTGTAATCTTGTTGCTGGAAGCGCGAAATTCACAAATGGTGATTTCGTGGTAGATGCAATTTCTGAAAATGTTACATGCAGGGAGATGCTCGGATATATCGCTATGATTGCTGGCGGAAATGCCATGTGCGATTCCAACGGTGCTGTTATTATTAAGAGCTATGATTTTTCCGGCCTTAAAAAGTCAGATGGCACGTATGATTACACGAAAGCACAGAATTTTTCTGGATTTCAGAAGAATCCGAGCATTTCGACAGATATGATTCGGATAACCGGAGTTAAGGCGGAGAACGACGATGGAGATGAAAAGCAATCTTATATTGTAGGTTCGGAAGATTACTGCTTCTTGATCGAAAATCCATTGATTTCCGGCAAAGAAGCACAGGCACTGCAGCTAATCGGAAATGTTATTGTCGGGCTGGAATTTTACACATTCAGCGGAGATCACATTTCAAACCCGCTTGCTGAGTTTATGGACCCGTGTTTCGTGCAGGATATGAAAGGAAATCTTTTCTTTTCCGTTCTGAGCAATATTACTTACACGTACCTTGGCAGTACGTCTATTTCTTGCGATACAGACAGCCCAGAAACCGTAAAGTCGCAAAAGGCGACATCTGGCTCGAAAGTATACCAGAATCTCAAAAAGCAGCAGCAGGTTATTAAAAAAGAATTTGAAAAACAGATGGACGCTCTCGAAAAACAGGTTTCCAACGCACCTGGAACCTATATTTCGAGCGAAGTGCAGCCGGATGGCAGCAGTATCTACTATCTGCACGATAAGCCTACACTTGCGGAATCCAAAAGTGTTTTCAAAATAACGGCTGATACAATCACAGCATCGACCGACGGCGGAAAGACTTGGAACGGTGGATTTACTGTAGATGGAGTCATGATAGCTAAGATCATGACTACTATTGGTATTAATTTCGATTGGGGAGTTGGCGGCACCCTTATCATCCAGGACAGAAACGGAAAACAGACCGTCTACATGGATGCTGAAACGGGAGAAGTCCGGCTTAGCGTGGTTTCTCTTTCCATTCAGGGCGAAACGGTGGCAGATATTGCCGAAAAAAAAGCGGAATCTTCTCTGAACGACTTTACGAGCAATATATACAACCCTATGATTTCCAGCCTGCAAAAGCAGATTGACGGTCAGATCGAAACGTTCTATTACGATTACGAGCCTACGCTCAACAACGTTCCGGCGAAAGAATGGGATACCGAGGAGAAGAAGACTGCTCATGAGGGAGACTTATTCTATTGGAAGTCGAAAGGCTATGCGTACCGCTTCCAGAAAGACGGATCGGCGTGGAACTGGCAGCTCGTACAGGATACCGATATCACGCTTGCTATGCAGAAAGCCGCAGAAGCGAAAGACACCGCAGATTCAAAACGCCGCGTTTTTACAGCTACGCCGTATCCTCCGTACGATGTAGGTGACCTGTGGGTGGGAAATGATACTTCCGACCTTATGAGATGTCAGCGCTCACGACAGTCTGGTGCCTATGATTCTTCTGACTGGATCAAGGCGGTTAAGTATACAGACGATTCTGAACTTAACAATTTCATCTACACCGATTATGCCGAAGCACTTGTCGAAATCTCCAAATCGATCGACAAGAAAGCCGAAACGTGGTTCCAGGCAACAGATCCGGCCTTACAGTGGACAGATAATAGCACATCTGAACCATTGCAGGACCATACCGGCGCAAATATCACAGACAGCACCGGCGCAAACATTCTGACCGTATGGGAACGCGAAAAAGCGGCTCATAACGGCGACTTGTGGCATAACACGACTAACAATGTCGAATACATCTATAAGGACGGAAGCTGGCATGAAATGAGCGTTCCAGACGATGTTTTTGACAAAATCGACGGCAAGGCGCAGATTTTTGTTGGCGAACCGATTCCCCCTTATGACGTAGGCGATACATGGTTCACCGGAACAAATATCCTTGTCTGCGTAGTTAAGCGCACATCTGGAAAGTATAATGCGTCCGACTGGGCGAAAAAAGATACTTATACAGACGATACCGCGCTTGAAAACTTCCTTTCCGGCGACTACAAAGAGACTATTGCCAACTTGTCTACTCAGATTGACGGTAAGGCGGAAACGTGGCGGCAGAGCACTGATCCGGCGGCCAATTGGACAACGGATGAGCTGAAAGCCCAGCATAAGGGCGACTTGTGGAACAACACAGAGAACCAGAAAACTTATATCTATAATGGCTCAGCATGGCAGGAAATGACATCAACGCCGCCGCAAGCCGTATTTGACGCGATTGATGGCAAGGCTCAGATTTTCGTTAAGCAGCCAACTACGCCGTATGATGTGGGTGACTTATGGTTCGATTCTTCCAGTGCAGATATTATGACCTGTACGACTGCGAGAGAGAGCGGAAATTTTAATGCTACAGACTGGGAAAAAAGAAATAAATATACTGATGACTCCTCTCTTAACAACTGGATCAAGGGAGAGTACGCAAACACTCTTGCTGATGTTAAGAATCAGATAGACGGAAAAGCGGAAACGTGGCGGCAGAGCACAGACCCAGCTAAGTCGTGGACAACGGACGCACTGAAAAAGCAGCATAAGGGTGATTTGTGGTACAACACGACCGAGCAGAAGTCCTATATCTACAGCGGCACCGCGTGGGAACAGATGAAAGCAGAGCCGCCGAGCGGTGTCTACGATGCCATTGATGGAAAGGCTCAGATTTTCGTAAGCCAGCCAAAACCTCCGTACTCGATCGGCGACCTCTGGTTTGACTCATCGACCGCGGACATCATGACCTGCGTAACAGCCAGAGAGTCCGGCTCTTATGTTGCCGGAGACTGGCAGAAGAGAAATAAGTATACGGATGACTCCGCCGTAAAAGCAGTCAGCAAGGAACTGGGCGATTTCATCACTGCATATGACGAAGAAATGGAGAAAATCTCCAATTCGATCGACAAAAAAGCAGAAACATGGTATCAGACAACCGACCCATCCTTGCAGTGGACGGGAACGACCGAAGAAGCGTTGCTGGATCACACCGGAGCGACCGTTACGGACAGCACCGGCGCGGCAATCATGACCGTGATTGAAAGTGAAAAGATGGTTCACGATGGCGATCTCTGGAAAAACCCATCGACCAATAAGGAATACATCTATCAAGCCGGAATTTGGCATGAAATGAGCATCCCGAACGATGTTTTCGACATCATTGATGGAAAGGCTCAGATTTTCGTAAGCCAGCCAAAACCTCCGTACTCGATCGGCGACCTCTGGTTCAGCTCGGCGACATCCGACATTCTGACCTGCGTTGTGGCTCGTGAGTCTGGCTCATACGTGGCATCCGATTGGCAGAAGCGGAATAAATACACGGATGACTCCTCTCTTAACAACTGGATCAAGGGAGAGTACGCAAACACTCTTGCTGATGTTAAGAATCAGATAGACGGAAAAGCGGAAACGTGGCGGCAGAGCACAGACCCAGCTAAGTCGTGGACAACGGACGCACTGAAAAAGCAGCATAAGGGTGATTTGTGGTACAACACGACCGAGCAGAAGTCCTATATCTACAGCGGCACCGCGTGGGAGCCGATGAAAGCAGAGCCGCCGAGCGGTGTCTACGATGCCATCGACGGAAAGGCTCAGATTTTCGTAAGTCAGCCAAAACCTCCATACTCTGTAGGTGACCTCTGGTTTGACTCGACGAGTGCCGATATCATGACCTGCGTAACCGCCAGAGAGTCCGGCTCGTATGTTGCCGGAGATTGGCAGAAGAGAAATAAGTATACGGACAACTCCGCGGTAGATGCACTGGACAAGGCCTTAACACAGCTTGAAATTTTTAACCGACTCACCAATAACGGCGCTGCACAGGGCCTTTTCTTGAAAGATGGAAAACTGTACCTCAATTTCTCGTACGCACAAGGAGGAACCTTAAAACTTGGCGGAGTCAACAACGGCAACGGTCAAGCGGAAGTGTATGATTCCAGTGGAAATAAGATCGGAAGCTGGAACAAAGACGGTTTTAATTTGCAGAAAGGTTCCATATATGGTACGCAGATCCACCTTGAGTCACAAAATGACTATATACAAGGCACGGTCAACGGAAATGAAGCTGTCAAAATCTCCACAGGCGGCGTAAAAGTTGACAGTACGGCTAACTGGGGACTTGGCGTTACTCGGAAAGAATATATTTTTGAAATGAATCCGTACTTATTCCCTGGCGTTCAATTGCTTGATCGATCAACGGGAGCTGGAATTGGCAGCACGTGGACAAGCGGACACTTCGGAATGTGTTACACGGACGATCTTTCAGGATATTCCTCTGTCACTGATTCGCTCTCGAATTATGGTGTATACATGAAAGCCGGAAAAGAGGATGCAAACGGCGGCTTTTATGCAATAGGAAATGGACTTGGAAAAGGTTCACATGTAACCGCAGAGGGAATCTACACTTCTGGAACCAAAAATAGAATTGTAGATACCGAAAACTACGGTCAGCGTCTCCAGTATTGCTATGAGATGCCAAGCCCGTTCTTCGGAGACATCGGAAAAGCGGAAACGGACGAAAACGGCCTGTGCTACGTTCAGATTGACGATATTTTCGGCGAAACAGTGCTGAGAAATGACAAGTATAACGTGTTCTTGCAGAAAGAGGGATGCGGCGACCTGTGGATCGAGGAAAAAACGGCAGACTACTTTTTGGTCAAAGGAACACCAAATCTTAGCTTTTCATGGGAACTGAAAGCTAAACAGGCAGATTACACGCTAGAAAGACTGGAAAAGAACGAAACTCCATATGAAAAAGAGCCGGAATTGGACTACAGCGAAATCGGCTATCAGACGTATATTGATTATGTAGAATCGAAAATTATAGCATGAAAGGAGAAACAATGAAAGTCTTAACAAGTTTTACGAAATTAGTAACCGGAGAGGGCATCCGGATCGCTTACACCTATTCAGAGGTGGACGATTCCGGCGACCTTATCAGTCAGAATAACCGCGGCAATTTTGTCGCGGTTAACCCGGAATTGAAAAAGCATATCGCCGCAATTGATGAATATATTGAAAATAATCAGCTCAATAAGGGGGAAAACTAATATGGCAAATTTCACAAACTACACAGAAAAAACAGAACCGGTAGACACCGACCTTGTTCTTATCTACGACACCCCAGCCAAAGTGAATAAAAAGTTTACTTTCGGTAATCTGTGGAAATGGATTGCTAAGAAAATCGTGTCTGAGGGTATCTCTCAGCTCGAGACGACTAATAAGACAATCCCGGGAGCTATTAACGAATTAAATAGTAACCGGCTCAGGAGCTCAGAAAACATAGCTTCTGCTTCTGATCTTGCTGAAGATGTACTTATAAAATGTGACTATGGAGAAATTAGGTTATTCACAATACAAAGCACAGTAAGTGTCTATCAAGGTTCTCCGGATGGCAGAGGCGGATTTCTACTTGCATATCAAAGCACAACCGGCAGCAAATACGGAATTGTTGTGCTTTTTTCTTACGCTGGAACTATATGGATGAAAATCAAATCTACTACTTGGGATGAGTGGAAAAAAATACAATTGTCTTAAAAACAAAATAGTAACCGGCTGATTGAACATATCAAACATTGACAAACAAAGGAATTTCCCATTTGGCACATTTATGGTAACTGGTGCTTGTCTTATATATACACACGGATTATATTGTGGTGATTATAATGGTTTATATATTTATTTTAGCTATAGAACTAAGAAAGGAGAAATTTATATGTTTCAGTACAAAACAAAATGTAAGTATGGCTATTCGATACTTGGCGAACGACCTCCTCGATTAGATACTAATGCGAAATATGTAATAATTGGGCAATCGAAATTTTTTCTCCATTGTGTTATTATACGGCGATTAGATGGAAAGCGTTTTCTTGGAGAAAAATATTGGATTGTTCCACAGAATAGCTTATACTAATCAAGTTCTAGTTCATTAATAATATTACTATATATAAGAATAAGTGGTATTGAATATATAAAAGAAACTGTGTTATAATATATTGACATTATAGAGGAAAGGAAAAGTGACAATGGATAATTCTACTAGAAGAATGATTAATTCATTAGCGGAAGATGTATTGAGTGCGTACAATATATCTGTACCAATTGGAAATATTGATGAAATTGTTGAAAAGCTAGGTGGTACTATCCAGAAGGAAGCTTTTTTTTCTGATGGTGCCGTTGAGAAAGAAGGAAATGGATTTAAAATTATTGTATCTCCTTTTCAAGATGAAAAAAGAGAACGTTTTACAATAGCACATGAATTAGGCCATCTTTTTCTTCACATGGGTTATCGAACCAATAATGAATTGTGGGAAAAACAGGAGAATAATATTTATCATCGAATTGGAAATTCAGAAAAGGAATATCAAGCAAATGAGTTTGCGGCAGCTTTTTTAATGCCGGCGACAGAATATCTTGCTGTATTAAACAAAGTGGCAGAGGGAAATATGGTTGATACATCTAAAATAGCAGAATATTTTAACGTATCGATAGAAGCGGCAGCGAATAGAGGAAAATTTTTGGGGTATTTAAGATGGTAGATCAAACTCAGAGATTAAGCAGATATAGAGAATTAATACAGGAACTGAATGAAACGAAAAAAATGGAAATAGCTCGACGAACAGTTGAGCTATTCTTTTCGTTTGATATCGTAAATTCATCGTTGTAACGCAGGAAAACGTAAGATACAGCCATCACCGATACGTAGTCTAACAAGCCTACAAAGAGCCGTGAGAAAAAGAGTACAATGTTCCTAAGAATCGAAATTTTGGGAAAAGGAGCATCGACAAATGAGAATTGACAGATCATTAATCAGTAACACGAATACTTACAGTGAGAACGATCCTAAATGTATCGTAGTCCACAACACGGATAACTTCGCCGCCGGAGCAGACGCGCTGGCACACGCACGAGCGCAGTATAACGGCAATTTTCAGAATATGTCCGCCCATTATTACGTGGATGATGGTGACACCGCCTATCAGGCGGCACCGCACAGCCGTGGGTGTTGGCACGTCGGGGTTAATTACGGCGGTAATAACCTGTTTGGACGCTACGGCAACCGTAGCAGCATCGGCGTTGAGATGTGCGTGCAGGCGGGATATAATTACGAAAAAGCGTTTCAGAACACGGTAGCGGTCGTCAAAGAGATCATGCGGGAGACTGGTATTCCGGCAAGTCGCGTATACCGCCACTACGATATCTGTAGCAAGCACTGCCCGAGCCAGATCATCGAGAGAGGGGATTGGGAGCGGTTTAAGAGCCTGATCAGCGGCGCGGCAGCGGCCGAACAGCCAGCAAGTGGAAAATATGAGCCGGGTATCTACAAGGTTAATACCGACCTTAATATTAGAGAGCAGCCGAACGCAGACAGCCGACGAGTTGGAACGATCAAAGACCGCGGCAGCTACACGGTGACAGAAATTCAGAATGGAAGCTGGGGACGGCTGCTCTCCGGTGCGGGCTGGATCAACTGCCATGCAAAATTTTGCACTTATGGCGGCGCGGCCAAAGAATCCACCTCAAAAGCGATCGCAGTCGATGGCGTATGGGGTCATGAGCTGACCAAACGCTTGCAGGAGATTTTTAAAACCGGAGTAGACGGTGTGATCAGTGACCAGCCTATGAGCAATAAAAAATACTGTGCTGGCATCGCGGCGGCCGAATGGTCTGGCAAGCTGTCCGGCGGATCCGATCTGATCAAGGCCATGCAGAGATGGGCGGGAGTGACCGCAGACGGATATATTGGACCGCAGACCATCCGCGCGCTCCAGAAAAAACTCGGCACACCGGTAGACGACGTGATCAGCTACCCGTCAGCGATGGTCAAGGCTTTACAGGAATGGTGTAACCGCCAGTAAAAAAATATAAAATATATCAAAAGGCGTGGGGATTTCCCTACGCCTTTTTTTATTGCAAAAAATAAAAAAACTAAAATAACCTATTGACGTATACGCCGATGAGTGGTATTATATAATCAAAGTTAAGGCATAACAAAAATCAAGGAGGAAATTAAAATGGAAAAAGCAAAAAAAATTAAAAGTCTGGAAGGAATCCAGAGAGTAAGATTTAATGATTTTTCGGAGTACGAATCAGAGAAGTCAGCAAACGGTGGAGCGTATGGCTTCTGGACGGACTACACCCGTTTGGAAAATGGAACGTGGGAAGTTTCCTACGGCACAACGGCGGAGTTTGATTTTTGCCCGTGCTGTGGTGACTTTGGGAACCACTTGATGGAAGACGGCACCTATGAGTGCGGTGAGTTCCAGACGATCAGTGAAGAGGAACTGATCGAAAAAATAAATAAATTCGTTGAGACAGACGACGAATTTATTGAATATAAAGGAGGAGAAAATTAAAAAGAATGAAAATAAAAGAAATCCGGAACGCCTCCGGCTTAACACAAGAGGCGTTCGCAAGAAAATACAACATCCCCAAGAGGACTCTTGAGGGATGGGAGGCGGGAAAAAGAAACCCGCCGGGGTATGTGCTTGAACTGCTTGAGAGAGTAGTAAAAGAGGATACCGAAAAAACAGAAAAGGAGAAAACAGAAATGTATTACAATACGATAATTTTAAAACATGGTGTAGGAAGCTACACAAAGAAACAATTTGATAATTTCGTCGAAGGAGATTGTGTTTGCGGTGAAAACGCAAACCCGGAAGAGCTGAAACGTTGGTCTAGCGACCAGTACGGATTAGCAAAAGCCGAGTTAAACAAATACAAATGCTCGTACAAGAAAAGCGGCGGATACGTATTTGCAGACGAATACGCGCTCGAATACTGTAATACGGACGAAGACGGGGAATTTCTCGATGGATCAGACCTCGATCTCGCGGAGGAAGAAGCATGAAAAAAGCAAATAAAAAAGTCGTGTCGAAATGGCACGGCTTTTTTTGTTTGCAAAAAAATGCACATTATACGTATAATGTGCTAATATATAATCACAGAAAGGAAATAAACAAATCAGAAAGGTGGTAGTAAAAATAGAAGAAAAAGTGGTAATAACGAATAGTTCGGAAGCAAAGAATTTAAATGAAAATGAATATTTCACTGCATATTTTAATGACGTAAAATATGGTATGACAGATTATTACGAGGACCTTGATGGTAACGGAGCTGCAGAAGTGGTGCAACGAGCAGAAATAATGAGGAGACGCAGGGATACCAACCCCTGCGTCTTTTCTATAAAAAACTATTGGGAAACTTGAAAAAACTATTGACTTTTGTACTCCAATGGAGTACAATATAATTAACAAAGGAACACAAAACAAAAAAGAGAAAGGCGGAAACAACAATGACAAGATACGGAGAAGAATACAAACTGAACACGGAAGAAATGGAGAACATCGCAACCTATATGAACGATGAGATCAGAGAAGACCTTCACTTCGAGATGGCTCCATGTGAACCGGAAGAGTTTCTGAGAGCTTACGTAGAAAAAGATCCAGATTTTGAAGAGCTGCTGAACAGCGAGTTCTCAATCGAGCTGTAAAGAAAGGGGAGGAAAAGATGTACTGGAAAGAGATCCTAGATATTTACGAAAGAATGGGAGTGGAGAACATCATTCCGATTGCGCACACGAGAATTAAACCGAACATAAAAGTATTGCTCGACGAGAGTGGAAATTTCGTTGGGGCAACACTGAATGAGCAAGATCGTTTTACGATTCCGTGCACGATTGAATCAGAGTCAAGAACGAGTGGATGTGCACCGCACCCGATTCATGATAATATGCAATATTTATGCAACGAGTACAATGACCCGAAATGCAAAGAAAAGAACGAAAGTTACATGAAGCAGTTAGGAGAATATATCGAGGAAGTAGACGACGAGCTGGCGAAATCAGTGTACAAATTTCTCGAAAAAGGACTTCTCAGAGAGTGTATCAAAGATCTTTTAAGGAAAGTAAATCTTCCGGAAGAAAAGGTAATGATTTGTTTCGTGATGGTAACGAGGGAAACCCTGACAAGGGCCTCCATATCGGACGAATACGAAAGATTTTGCCTGTACGCGCTACAAACAGGAGACGGGCAAGACCTCCAATGGCGTGACTACTATCTGAAAAAGCTGGATCCAAACGGAATATGCAGTATAACAGGAAAAGCTGATTTCATACCACCAACTTATCCGAAAGCAATACGAAACCCGAGAGACTCAGCAAAATTGTTCGTCGGCGGAGCGCCCCAAAAGCAAAAAGAAAAATTAAACTCAATGCCGGTGATCAATCCGGGATATGTGATCACACAGAAAATCATTCACACACTACAGTGCATGAACTACGAAGGAGCACAATGGGCATATCAAGTGGTCCGGGAAAACAAAGGAATAACAAAAGAAGTCATAAACAAAATTGAAAACGATCGTGAAATGACAGAGGAAGAAAAGAAGAAATTCGAGAAAAAAATAGTAAAAAGTTTTAACAGGATAAAACAAAATAAAGAGTGGATGGCGAAGAAAGACGGGGAAGAAAGTTATGACGATTAAAGAGATAAGAGAACGCTCCGGACTTTCACAAGGAGCTTTCTGCAAACGGTATGGGATCCCGAAAGGGACCTTGTGTCACTGGGAGAGTGGAGAAAGAAAGCCGCCGTCGTATGTGCTGAATTTGTTGGAAAGAGTTGTTGAACAAGATAAAATAAGAGGGGAGAACTAAAATATTTGAGAGGAGAAACTATATGAATTTAAAAGATGAAAAAATTTTATCGGCGTTCGAAGAAAAACAATCAATAACAGGTGTGCATAAAATTACTGGGTATAATTGGCAACAAATAGCAAAGGTATTATCTACGTATGGAATTGTTGCAAATGATACTCATGAAATTATTTTGAATTTATATGATCGAGGAAAAAATGCAAAAGAAATTTCTGAAATAACTGGTTATGCAGAAACGACAGTTCATGCCTATTTACCGAGGGTAAGACCTGCATATAATGAAAACATTTCTGAAAACGCAAAACGGATAAAGAAATATAGACAAAACAAATAATATACGTACAAAAGACCGTGTCAAAAATTGACGCGGTTTTTTATTTGACAGGATAGACACAATGTGCTAAGATCTGAATGTGTCATTTTTGTGTCATGGGCTTTCGCAAAAATGGCGTATTTGCGGGCATTTTAGGCGGTAAGGGAACTTGACTTTTAATCAAGTTGTCCGGGGTTCGAATCCCCGATGCTTCACTAATTGAAAAGGCTGGAAACCCTTGATTTTATTAGGGTTTTCAGCCTTTTTACGTTGTCGGAATGAAATTATCGGAAAATCAAAGTAAGGTATTGTAGAGGAATGTAGAGGAATGTAAATGTGTCATTTTTGTGTCACATGGAAAGAGCAGCTTCCACCGCTCCGGCGGTATCCTCTTTTTCCAGCATAATGTGATTGTAAATCCTCAAAACCATTGCTTCGTCATCCCCCAGGAGAGACGCAATATTCTTGATCGAGATACGCGGGATCTGGTAGCAAAGCGATGTACAATAGTTGTGGCGGAAAATATGGGCTGTGAGTCCGCAGACGGGCTTTTCAGCGACTCTATTCATTTCCTTTATGATTCTTTCCCACTTCCGGCGGTAAGAGGATTTAGACACCATTTTGCCGCCCTGCATGGAAAACAGAAGTGTTCCCTTGATGCAGAACCGCACGTAGCTTTCCAGCGACGTATAGAGCTGCGGCGGAATTGGAACCTGCCGGAATCCGTTCTTCGATTTCGGTTCTTTGATGCTCGGTTTTCCTGCATCATCAAATTCAACGGCCTTGTTCACGTTGATGATCTTTTCGGAAAAATCAATATCGAACCGAGTAAGGGCGAGAACTTCTCCACATCTTAATCCGGTACAGTACAGGATATCCACAAAAATTCGATCAGATGGGGATAACTCAGCATCTTGCATCGCCTTTTTCTCGTTTGCGGTCAGCGGCCGCTTTTCATCTGCTTTGTAGTCAATCGGCTTCATCACGTCCTTTAGATCCTCGAGCAGGTTGGCAGGATATAAACGGTCATGTACCGCGGCCTTCATGATCTGAGAGAACGTGATCTGTAACTGCTGTTGGATGCGCTTCTTTCCGGCCGCGTCGTTAAGGACTGTCTGGTAGTGGATCGGCAGGACATCGCAGAGCCGCACGCCGTCCATCTGCCGCAGATGCTTTTCGATGATGTTCCGGTACATCCGCTTCGTGTTGTTCGTCGCTTCGGCTTTGTAGACTGTCAGCCACCGCCCGGCGTAGTCCAGGAACAGGATGTTCTTGTCTCGGACGGTTTCGAGGTTCTTAATCTTGTCGTTGTAGGCTGCCACCTTTGTTTCCAGATCCTTACTGCTTTTCTTCGATCGGATCGTGATGTAGTGCTTTTTTCCATCAACATAACTTCCATCCCACACACGGGCTTGAAAATACCCGTTCTTTTGCTTTGTATATTTCGCCTTTGCCATCTATAGGCTCCTTTCGTTTAGTGGCTGGAAAAGCCACAGAGACGGCGCAAAATGGGTGCAAAAAAGCGGCCGCAAACAGACGGGAAAAAATAGTCGAAAAAAATCGAAAATTTTCCCGTTCCACTTGCGAAGCCGCCGGAAGTGTGATAACATAATCATGTTCATTAGATTATTCCTTCCGGGGAGTAACCTCTTATGAAAGGCCTAACAGATTGCGCCACAGTCTGTTAGGCCTTTTTTTTATTATCTATACATAATACGGATTCGGTTTTCCGAGAATCGCAAACAGGTCGATAATCCAGCCTATTCCGAAAAGACCCATAGTACAGAGGTACAGGATACCCATTCCGAATTTTCCTTCGTAGAATTTGTGTCCGCATAAAGTAAAAAGACACAAGAAGAAAGCAACCCATTTATTTTTTGGCTTTCCTGTGACGTATACTCTTTGGCTTGCGCTCGCCGCCGCAGCTGCTGATGAAGAAGCAGAAGAGGATGCGCTGCTACTGTTGTTGTTATTAATAATAACGTTCTTCTGATCTGTTTTAAGATCCTCAACCTGCTTTCCACACTTCGGACACACGACACAATCCGCGTCAATAACCTGTCCGCAATGTTTGCAATATTTTGTCTCTGCCATATTGACTCCCCCTATCTGCGCAGAACCGTGATAACCACGCCAAACATAACCCATTCCCTCATCTCGTCCGGGTTGTTGGAATCTATGGTTATGATATCCCCATACCCGTTTATCGGCTCCATTCTGCACGGTTCCGACTGGATAAATTTACGGATGTACGCCCGCCCGTTCTTTTTATTGACCAGGACGCATGTATCACCGTCCCTGGGCGGCCGCTTCGAGATCCCGATGATGTCACCCTTGATATATACGGGATGTAGGTGGTTCGATGTGATCCGGATGCCACAGTGCAGCCGCTCTCCGTATTTCTCGATATATTCCGGGCAATACACATGCTCTTCATGCGCTGAATCCAGAATCATCCCATCTTCCATGTTTCCTGTCAGAAGCAGGACATCCAACATGTTCGCTGGATCTTCTTCTTTGACTTTCATCTCAAGCTCGAATTCTATTTTGGCGTTTATGTAGGCTTTCTGCCGATCTGTTAATTTGCGGAATTTGTTCAGCACTTCAATCTCGATACTGCGTTGCCCAAACATCTCGTATAAGAATCTTCCTGTCAGCTCATAGAGTTTCGGCGCAAGCATGATACTGAACGTGTCCACGCGGCGGGAAATGATGTTCCGGTAAGAAGATGCCGAAATTCCCAGCTTTTGCGCGAAGTCACATTGAGTATACCCGAGTTTTATGCGCTCTTTTTCCAGATTTTCCGCAAATGTGTCTAACATCTCTTTCTTTGTAGTCACCTTAAATTCCCCCTTTGTATCAAGATTCTGACGAAAATTATTAAGCAAAAGAGCAAGCACACATGAAATTACGTCAACATCTTGTGCGGTATCCGGTGTAATATAAATATAAAGATGTTATACGGAAAATTTTATCATATTTTTAAAAACTGTCAATAAGGAGGGGAGAAAAAAGTTGAAAAATTAGCGATTCTGTATATCGAAATAGGCAGATACGTGGCGCACGATTGACATTATCGAACGAATATTCTGTAATCGTGGTATCACTATTTTGATTGAGACTGTCAGGGAGGTACATAATCATGAGAGATGAACAACCGGAAGACAAAAAGAAAGAAATAAAACGAATGGTAGACGAAATTTACAATCCAGCGTACATTGATATGATTTATGGCTTTGTAAAAAGATTATACGCGGAAAATAAGAAGCAGGGGAACTGACCCCTGCTTCTTTTATTTCGAAAAACGATCCATGAACTTCCAAAAAAGTTCCTTGTCTTCTTTTGACAGATGATAATATTTCATAATTGCTTCTTTGGCTTTCAAGTCTTCAATTCCGATTTCAGCACATATAGTTCCGAAGTCTACATCAACATCACGAAACATTTCACCTTCTCCATCTCGGAGCCATTCTTCCCGCACATTATATTTCTCACAAATTAATTTAATGACGGCATCAGAAGGGGTTCGCCTTCCCATCTCATAACTTGAGACGTTCGAAAACGATATCCCAAGATCGTTTGCGAATTTTTGCTGGCTACCTATGTTTAAGGCTTTACGCAGCATTTTCAATCTTTCATGCAACATTTTCACCTCCTGTCTAATGATAGTTTACACCAGAATGAGCAAAATATCAATAGAAAAAATCGTACAAAGTACGAAAAAACATGTTGACAAAGTATGTACATGGTGCTATATTGAGAATGTACAAAGTACAAAGGAGGTGAGTACATGGTAGCAGAAAAAGATAAAGAAGATTGCAAGAAATTTGCAGATATTTTCATGTCACTGCCAGAAGACAGTAAGAACATGGTCATCATCTATCTTTCGGCACTTCGCGATAGAGAAGAAGCGGACAAAGCCCGGTTACAGAAAACGTAAGGAGGGAACATGAAACTCTTAAAAAGATTTATTAACTGGTGGCTTTTCACACCGCGAAAAACGTTCAGTGAAAAACACCCAGACTTCCCAATGTACTTTTCAGTAGTGTGCCTATTGCTTGTAATGTGTCGCGAAGAAATGGAATGGTTAGCACATCATATGCTTCAAGCAATGCAATTATTGAAATGGTGGTAGGGATCAAAAAACGCAGATGATCTTTCCTTTTGTATCGAAAATACATTTTTCCAAAATCGGTTGGCTCATAGACGTAATGACCGAATAAAATTCGAGGTACACGATGTATCAGTTCGTACTGGCAGAGAAGAGATATAGATTTTTTACGATAAAAAATCGAACTCTTTAATATTGGCAGGGTTCGGACAATGAATTTTTGATAAAGGGAAAGTTCAAGGTGTGAATAATCTGGTATTTGCATAATTTAGTAGCTCCTTTCAAATGGAGTATAGCACACGAAAGGTGTAAAGACTATGGGAATCTTGAAAACATTACTTTCGTTACCACATCTGGCGGACGATCTGGAAAGTGAAGAGTATGCAAGTGCAAAGCTGTTCGGAAAAATCGCAGATCTGGAAAAGAAAATCGAAAAACTGGAAGCCGGAGAGCCGCGGCCGATCACCAAAGAAGAACTTGAAAAAGTCGCTGCGGCAGATGAACTTTACCGACGCATCCGGCACTGGAACGAGAAATATTAAGTAGCAAAACGCAAACAGGGTCATTGCAATTTGCTTAGTAACGTTATCATAACGTTACGCTAACAGGGACGTAGCGTCACAGTAACGCCCCTAGAATAAGAATAAGAATAAGAAAAAGATATAAAAACATATTGAGCATCGCAAGCGCTGCTCGGTAAGCAAAATAGCTTTTTCTTGACCACAGAAAGAAGGTGGAAGCATGAACGAAATGATTATCACGAATGCAGAGTTCGGGAGTATTCGAATCGAGATGCGAAACGGAGAACCGTGGTTTATTGGCTCCAGTGTCGCAAAGGTCTTGAAGTACCAGAACCAGCAGAAAGCCATTCGGGACCACGTAGACGCTGAGGACAAACTGACCGAACAAATCGTTCTGGCAGGTCAGCGACGGGAAGTGACGCTGATTAACGAATCCGGGCTGTATAGCTTGATTCTCTCGAGCAAGATGGAAGAAGCAAAGAGATTCAAACACTGGATAACGTCGGAGGTTCTCCCGGCGATCCGGAAAACCGGCGGGTATCAGCAGACAGCACCGCAGGGCAAAGAGTTACTGGCTCTGGCAGTCCTCGAAGCGCAGAAAACCATTGAGGAGCAGAACCGGACGATTGAACGGATGCGACCGAAAGAGATTTTCGCGGACGCGGTGAGCGCAAGCAAAACGTCAATTCTGATCGGAGACCTCGCAAAGCTGATTAAGCAGAACGGGGTTGACATCGGCGAGAAGCGGCTCTTCCAGTGGATGCGGGAACACGGCTATCTGATCCGGAAGGACGGAGCCAGTTACAACATGCCGACGCAGAAGAGCATGGACCTAGGCGTTATGGAGATTAAGGAGTCAACCATAACCCAGCCGAACGGAAATGTTCGGATCAGCCGCACACCGAAAGTAACGGGGAAAGGGCAGAGATATTTCGTCAACAAAATTCTATCCGCAATGGCATATCAGAGATGGCAATGCTAAGGAAAAGCGCAGCGGAGAATTGAAATGCGAGGGCAAGGAAAAGAATAGACTAGCATAGAGATGCAAAGGAGTAGCAACGCGTGGGCATGATCAGCGATGGCAAGGAAAAACGTTGAGTAGAAGGGCTATGGAATAGTGATGCACCGTCATGAGCTGAAAAGCAAAGGAATAGCCATGAAAGACTGGGCAACGAAAAGCCATGGAATGGCGCCGAACAGTAGAGCTGAGCGAGGGCATGGTACAGCGAGCCAACGAACCGGAATGCTACGGAAAGGAATCGCAGGTCGGAGCAAAGGAATAGCACTGGAAGCCAGGATGAGCAACGGCATAACAAGGCAATTCATAGATGCGAGCAGACAAGCAAAGGAAATGAAGTGCGGCGGATTGATACGCAGGTGCGCAGCGAAGAGGGCAGAGCGCCGAAATCAAAAAATAAAAACGAAAAGGAGAAAGCAACATGCAGGAAATCAAAGTAAGATTAACATTCACCGAGGAAATTCTTGGAACAGCGGCGGCAGATAAGGAGATTCACAAGACCTATATTGCGTCTCTTGCGCCGAACGCGCCGAGCAAGAAGGAAGAGGTCGAAGCAGTAGGCGTGGAAGAGACGATTGAGAAAGCAATGACCGTTTTCCCGAGAAACAAAGAGGGCGTGCCGATCTATTGGGACTACCAGATTAAGGGATTTTTCAAAGATGCGGCCGGAATGCTGCGTAAGGTCCCGAACACGAAAAGCTCGAAAATTAAGGCGTACAAGAAAGAGATTGACGGGCTGATTTTCGTGAAAGAGCGTCAGATCCCGATTCACTTTGATGGAGAGATCGGAAACTGCGAGCGGCCGCTGAGAGGACAGACACCGCAGGGCGAGCGCGTGGCGTTAGCAAACAGCGAGAGCATCCCGGCGGGGGCGTGGATCGAATTCACGGTGCAGTGCTTGACTGATGGATTGGCGGGAGCCGTGACAGAGTGGCTTGATTACGGAATGCTCAGAGGTCTTGGACAGTGGCGAAACTCAGGGAAAGGCCGCTACCTGTGGGACTGGCTGGACGAAAAAGGGAACGTGATAGGAGGAAACAGAAGTGTCCATAAGGACGGAAAATAAAAGCATCTACTGGGCTTGGAAAGCCATGAAACAAAGATGCAAAAATCCAAAATGCAAAGCGTACAAAAATTACGGAGCACGGGGAATAAAAGTTTGTGATGAATGGGAAAAATTTGAGCCGTTTTTAAGTTGGTGTTTAGAGAATGGATATCAAAAGGGCTTAGATTTAGACAGACGTGATAATAACGGAAATTATTCTCCAGATAACTGCAGGTGGATTTCACGAAAAGAAAATCTAAACAATCGAAGAAACACGATTTTCATTGATGTGAACGGAGAAATCCTTCCGGAAACTGTTTGGTCAGAAAAACTCGGAATAGATAGGGCGCTCATCAAGTATTGGATAAAAACAGGAGGAAAATCTTATGCAGAAAAAAGGGCAAAAGAAATTTTAAGAAATGGTTACAAACCGAAAGATTTTGGATATAGCCATAGAAAAACGATCCAACACGTAGAAACAGGAATCGTTTTTGAATCTGTTAGGAAAGCGGCAAATTATTTTGGAATTGCTCCGTGTACTATTTCCAATGCAATGAGAAGCGGAAGGAAAACAGGAAAAGGTAAATTTGTTTGGGCAGAATCATAGGAGGAACATGGAAGAAACGACATGGGAGCAGGCGGAAGGCTTCGCAGTCAGCGTGATACGAGAAGCCAGAATAAGAGCAAAATTCTGGTTTACGGCGTGGCTGGTAACTTTCGTGGTGCTGATAACGGTTGTGGCGGCCGTGTTGGTTATGTAGTAAGGAGGTTCCCCGGATGGAAGAAATTACGAAAGCAGAAGCAGAAAAAATGATTTTCATGTTTCTGGGACGAGAAGTCCGGATCAAAGAAAAAGAAGAAAGTCGGATATCGTATCCGGCGCGGTATATGCGGAAATCGGAGCTGCTGAAAATGCAGAATCCCCTGTTGGGGGAAACAGTGCTCGAACGCGCCGAGAAATACGCACCGGCGGGGGTTGTGAGGAAAATCAACCCGATGAAGAAAAACAGCCCGCTTGTGTTCGACACAGTGGAGCTGGAGAAATGGAGGGCGAAGCATTGAAGAAAAAAATTGTAGCAGCAGAAGTGATTCTGTGGGTTACGGCACTCGTGGCCATCGGCAATATCAATTGGGGCGGGTTCTTCTGGTGCTTTTCGCTGATGATTCTCGGGTATCTTGCTTTTCTGGCGGTTGACGCGGAGGAGAAGAGAAAGAAAACAGAAGCCGAAAAGGCGGAAAAGAAGAAAGACAGAGTGTTCCAGATGTGGTTGAGAATGTAAAAAATGCCCTCCGGAGAGACGAAGGGCATCCATAAAAAGACAACATCATCATAGCACATGAAAGGAGAAAAGGCAATGGGAATGAAAGGTTTTAAGGGATTCGAGAAAGATTTTTCCTGCGGAGGGAAACAGTACGAGGAAAACACGATATATGAGGAGCACGGTGTGGGATGCTGCCACAAAGGAGTCATGCATTTCTGCGAGGACCCGTGGGAGGTTCTGAACCATTACGATCTCGTGGATGAAAACGGAAATTTTTCTGAATTTGCGGAAGTAGAAGCATTGGGGCAGGTATGGAATGACGGAGAAAAACGTGCAACAAATAAAATTCACATCGGCGCAAAACTCGGACTTAAAGGGTTCTTGAAAGCGTGCATTGATTTCACGCTTGAAAAAACGAAATATGAGTCAAATGGAACAAATCTGTCCGGTGACTACGCGCAGATCGGCTCGTCCGGTGACTCCGCGCAGATCGGCTCGTCCGGTTACTCCGCGCAGATCGGCTCGTCCGGTTA